ATCAAAACTGCCTCGTCTTTCCAGTCTGATTGTCTAGCTTCTAAAAGTTTACCTTCGTAAGCCTCTTCACCTTTGGCCATACGCTCTGCATGCATTAATTGTGCATCAGACATTGCCATCTTCGTCTTTTGCTTATTAGCATAAATTTTACTTCCTGTGCTAATTGCTAATTTTAAGGCACTCAACCACATTATTGTATTTCTCCTGTCTTCGTTTACACATATAACTTATCATTTTATCTAAACTAGTTCTAGCCCCCTTACCGTTGATACGCCATCTCCACGTATTTTTGTGATGAGCTTGTCTTTTTTTGCATAAATACATACAACCACCAAAAAATTCATGAAATCTGGTAACCATATCTTTATCTGTAGTTTCAACTGAACAAGCTAAGTATTTTTGTTTTTTCCATTTTGACCAAATGCCAAAACTTCCCTCACCATCAAACACACCAGCTAAAAATATCAATTTATTTTTTTCTGGTAGACTTTCGTAGTCGTTTTTTGCCATTACTAGACCTCATTATCTTAATTCCTTGTGGATTTGGTCCTTTTTTAGGCGGTGGCCCAAACTTGACTCCTCCACTTAGTCCTTTTCTAACGTCGCGTCTTTCTGATTGCATTTTTACCTGCTTTAAATATTGCTGCCACTCTAGATTTACCCATAACTTTGGCACGTTGCTCACCTACTGTAAGTATTTGTATTTTTCTAGCAAAAGGTTTGTTAATATTTTTTACTTTTCTAACAGTTGCACTTGCATCTGCTGGTGTAGCAAATTTTATTCTTACTGTGTCTCTTGGATTCTCGTCAGTATAAAGCCTTCTTCCTGAACCTTTAGGTTTTTTACCTGTGCCGACTCTTGGATCTTTATTTTTTCGCAATTTTTTCCCTCGCTACTTTTAATCTTTCATCAGATTGCTCATCTTGTTGTTGAAGTTTATCATAATCAAATTGTAACCTAGCACCAGTTCTTTGATTTTCTAATTCTTGTTTCAATCTAGTCTCTTCAGCTTTTCTCTGCATATCCATAGCTCTTAAATCAACCTCTTGTTGTTTAATTCTTACTAATGGATCTTGTTTGGCAGCATTAGCTTTCATTTCTGCTTGTACTAATTCATTTGTAATTTGTGCAGCTTTCTTTGCAACTTCAGAATCAAAAATAATTTGAAAAGCTTGTGGATTTTCACGTTGCATTTGTGCCATTTCTTGATCATCAGACATAATTAACTTAACTTCTGCTCTTGCTTTGAAAGAAATGTGATCAGAAATGTGTGATTGTAACAATGCATAAACTGCAGGATTGATTTGTACCATTCTTGAGTTCATAAAAGCCATGTGTGCAGTCAAATGTGCATCATGATCTTGAAATTCAAAGGCAGTTAGTAACTGCATTTGCAGTGCACGTGCATTTTCTTTAGCAGGATCCATCGGTGAAGGTTGTTTTGGTGCAGGTTTTAACAAAGTTTCAATTTGTTTTGTGCCCAATGCTTCGTAAACACGTCTATAAGCTTCATGAATGTTGTGAATTTGTGGATTTGTTTGTGCAATTTGTAATTGTGCCTGTGCTAAAGTCACTCTTTGTGCCATAGACATAATATTTGGATCAGCAACAGGTAAAATATCAACTCTATTATCAAAATCTGTCGATTTTATTTGTCTTGGACCACCATAGACATCATAAGGATACTCTGGAGGTAAAAATTCTGCACAAATTCTTGCCAAAACTTTAAATTCTAACCTCATTGCATAGTAACATCGTTTGTGAACGCCAGACATTACCCTACTTCCTCGCTCAAGTAGTGCTATTGTAGTCCCAACGGCTCTATTTTGTAGATCGTTACCAGTCGCGGTATCTGTTGTTGCAGCAAATTTTTGTCCAGCTTGTACAACAAAACCTAAAAGTTGAAATAAAGTTGTTGATGGTTCAGTAAAAGGTAAGTTAAAAAATTGATCTTTAATGTTTCCGCCTGGTGCATCGACATCTCTAAACTCTCCAGGTTGAATTGGTTGGTCATCATCTCTTACTCTTATACCCCTAGACTTAAATCCTGCTGGTAAATTTTTTAGAGTGCCAGCATCTATTAATTGTCTAAGTGATTGTGTTGCAGCTAATGATAAACCACCTATCATATGAGTCAAACCAAACCCATAAAAACCTAACCCAGGTAAAAATTTATAGTGAACAAAATATTCTATTCTTGTGTAACCTAAATCACCAGGTTTATAGTTTCTATAAATTGATAATATTTCAGAAGAACCTTCATCAATAGTTACAATATAAGGTATTTTAACTTTTTTAGCTTTGTCGTCAAAATCTCCATACTCGTCTAAGTTCAGATCCACATGCATTTCTAGAATATTATGTATATAATCTTGACCAGTTTTCTTTATACCCTCTAACTCTTGCATTTTTTTCTGTAACCCATCTTCAGTCGTGTCAGACTTAGTTAATTCTATATCTCTGTAGAAACCAGCTGCCATTTTTTTTGTGACATCATTTTGCGTCATTTTAATAACGTGTGTAATTCTCTCACAATCTTTTAAATCTGTTGCATAATATGGAACAACTAAATCTTCAGCAGGTATAAATTTAGATACCGGTCTTGCTAACATTGCATCATAATAAATTTTTTTGAAAGTAGAACCTGCTAATGGTAAGTAAAATAACATTTGATCCATGTCTGTTGTGTATTCTTCCATCTCTTCCATTAATAAATAATTCAAATATTCTTTAACTCTATCTGCTTGCTGTTCGTATTGTGGTGTGTTTAATCCAACAACTTGTGTTCTTACTGGACCATCGCTAGGTAATAATTCTTTATAAGCCTGTGCTTGAAACTGTGTTACTGCCTCTGCTAATAACGGGTGAGTTACATTAGATGCACCTTTAAATGGTCTCGTTACATCAGTGTATTTAGTGCCTAATAAATCTAATCCTCTAATGTAAGTTTCTTCCCACTCTTTCCTTGACCCCTTATCTTTTTTGTATTCTTGTACTAATTCACTTGCCATGGATTTTAAAATTCTTTCATCCATGGTCTCTGCTAAATTTGCATTAAAATTATCTTGAGGACTTTCTTCTACCATCTCCTCTTCACCCTCAACAATGACTTCAGGTGGCAGTCCTTCAGGTTGTTCCTGAACTTCCTCTACCTTATCCTCTTCTTCAATGATTTCGTTATTCTTTTCTATAGCCATGCTTTATCATACCCTATTGGTTTAAACATATCCACCACCAAGCCTCCTTTGGCCTTATAGGTTTTTTGAGTGTATTTCATTAGTGGTGACACCTTAACGGCAAACGCATCAAAATACAAGTTCGGATCATCAGCAAACATTCGCTTATATCCTGATTTTGGATCTGCAGCCGCATCTGAATGATATTTACTAGTGATTGTTTTACCCTTAAATGGATGATTATCAGCAATAGGTTTTTTAGGGGCTCCAGCAGACTCATATTTAAATTTTTCAGTTGATATTTTTTTATATGGGAGTTTAGGATCTGAAAGCGATAATTTTATAGGTTCTGCTTTTGAATCATAGAACCTTGCAACTTTTTTCATAAGGCCAGGCATCACTGCAGTCCCTTTTTTACCTATACCCTTACCAGATGCATATCCATAAAATCTTTCATTACCAGCTGCAAACCCTTGTCTGAAACTTAATTTATCAAAAGGTGCGATTGCAACAAAGTCAACATTTTCTTTTGCTGCTTTGTTCATCAAGTATTTTAAGGCATGATCACCATATTGATCTGCTTCAACCATTGGAAAATAATCTTTTCTATTAGGTTGTCTAGTTATTAAATTATTTAATTTTTTTTGAACATCATCTAATAATTTTGCATTAGCATTTGTTGCCGCTACATCTTGAGCATCTAATGCTTGGTTTAATCTAGTGCTTAGTTTTGCTCTTTCAGACATTAAAAGATTTAATTCTATATCAGCATTAAAAGGATTAATTCTTTTTACCCCATCAAGCTGCTCTGCTTTAGATAATTGTTTTGCAATAGATTGATTAGCATCAGATTGTATCTCATGTATTAAAAACGCTTTCTTACCATCTGGTGTTATTCTTGTGTCAAATCTTACGTGATAAATTGGATTAGCACCATGTTCACTGAAATGCCCTTTTGAAGTCAAAGGGTTTGTATTGGTTGGTATGGGTTCACCTAATCTAAATATTGTTTCTCTATAATTCTTACCACCAGATAAAGTATTAGCAGCCTCATTACCATATTTAGTTTTGTCTATTTTGTTTGTAATTTTAGATGCAGCTTCATCAAGCTCACCAATAATTCTATTTAAACTTTTAAAATCACTTTGATTTATTCTTGTGCTATCTCTAG